TTGGTGATGAAATTGACGAGGCGAGTTCGGATCTTAAAAAACAAGGTAACGCGCTTGAACAGGCAGAAGGTCGAACGTCTGCATTTAAAGCAAAAAGAAAGATAGTTTTATTTTCCACGCCGGTTGAAAAGGATCTTTCTAATATTTACAAAGCGTATCTGTTAGGAGATCAGCGTAAATTTTTTGTTCCCTGTCCGCATTGCTCATTTATGCAAGAATTAGAATTTAAAAATCTTGAGTACGATAGAGACAAAGACGGACTTTTAGATATTGAATCGGTGCGGTGTAAATGCCAAAATTCAAAATGCGAAAAGGCTTTTTATAATTTTCATAAAGCTGAAATGTATAGCTCAGGAAAATGCGAATGGAGAGCCACGACAAAAGCCAAAAAACATAATTACATATCAAGACATATGTCTTGTTTATACTCACCAGTCGGTATGATAACCTGGGCAGATGTGGTGCAGAAGCATATTGACGCGGTTGAATCCGGCGACCCTGGGAAAATGAAAACCTTTGAAACTTTGTATCTTGGGTGGCCTTACGAGGAAGTTGGCGAACGGCCAGAGCCTTTGATCGTTCGAGCGCACCGGTCAGACTACCCGGCAAGATCAGTGCCAGAGCCGGTTTTATTTTTAACGCTTGGGGCAGATGTTCAAGGGGACAGGATCGAGCTTGAAATTTTAGGCCATGGCCGGAAATATAGTACATGGAGCATTGAATATCTTGTTATACCTGGAGACACAAAAACATCAACAAGCCCAGCCTGGGAAGACTTCAAAAAGAAATTTCTCGATGGTTATTTTGTTTATAAAAATAATCGGGGGCAGTTTTCGCCGTTTTGGGGGTTTATAGATTCTAACTATAAAACGGATACAGTTATAAACTTTTGTGAATCTGTTCAGGGATTATATCCAATTTTAGGCCGTGATAAATTTTCAAACCCTCAGCAAAAGTTTAAGATCAATATGTTGCCGGGTTCCCTATTAATGTCTGTAACTCTTGCCACGAATTATTTGAAAGATCTTGTGTATTCGTCGCTGAGAACTGAAATAGGGGCAGGGGGCGAGGTTCCTACAAATTATCCTTTCTTTCCTTACAACTATGATGAAAAATATTTTAGGATGTTACATGCAGAATATAAGCGATTAGTAAGGAAAGGATCAAAAACGGAATATGAGTATTATTGCCCTACCGGTAAGCGTAATGAGGCTCTTGACTGTATGGTCTACAACCTTGGAGCGCGAGAGGTAGCCTATCATCATATTACAAACGAGATCCTAAAAGATGACATTGAAGCATATGAGCAGAAAAATCATCGAAAAATTTTAGTATCAGAAAAGGTGGAATTTTTTTATTCGTATATGGAAAAAAGTTCTTGCTTTTAATTTATTTATCGTGTAAGCAACCCATAAGATATTATGTAAACTTTTTGAAGTCGTTGGAAACGTTAATTATCAAGGCTTCAAAAAAATTTGAGCAAAAAAAGATATTATGTAAACTTTCATAATGTGTCAACTTTTCAAAAAAGGTGTTATGGGTTTTATATACGATACAGTAGCGGAATATGATGCAGCGATTGTCACACTACGCGAAGCGATGATGACGGCGGCGGGCGGTGCAAAGTGGCGAATAAATACCTCCCAAAGTGACCAGCAAGTTTCTATGGACATGAAACAGACGAAAGAATATTTAAACATGCTTGCGGGTGAACGAGAAGCCTTATACCAAAGATCTATTGGAGATAGCGTAACATCTATTACTTTCCGGAGGTGTTACTAATGTTTGAAGTTGCAAAACGCATGTACAATGCTGCTACAAAAAGCAATAGAGATCAATATCAAATCACCCCGGATATGATTAATAAGTATAATGCACAGAATATCTATACTTCCAGGAAATATGGCGCATTTTTCGACGGTGAAAAAATGTCCGGCGGTCTGAACTATGCAACTGCCTTTGATGTTGATAGGGACGAGTTAATAGAAAGATCTTTAAAGGCTGTTACTGAAAGCCCACAGGCGATAAGTGCTATAAATAGGCTTAATGATAGCGTAATAAACACTGGTTTAATGCTGGAATCCACCCCGGACGCTACAATTTTAGGAATTTCAGCGGAGCAGAAGCAAGAAATTTCCAATAAAATTGAATCGAGGTTTAATCTTTGGGCGAATAGTAAAGAGTGCGATGCTCAAGGAAATAACACCCTGGGCCAAATTGAGCGCATTTTATTTAATAATCAGCTCGTTAAAGGCGATTATTTCGTTATTTTAGACTATTCCGATAACTTTTTACTACAAAACCCCTTGCAAATAAGAGTTATACAGCCTAACAGAGTATCTACTCCTAACAATACTGAGCAAATAGAAGCGGCTAAAAGGGCCGGAAATACCATTGTTGAGGGTATAGAGATAGACGAAAACGGGCGAAATGTAGCTATTTATATTAGTTTTAAGGATAAAGATACTGGGCAAATGGAATGGCAGCGTGTCGAATGGTTCAGCGAAGGCGGACGGCAAAAAGTTATTCACGGGAACAAGCAAAAGTTTGGCGATGAAGTGCGAGGCATTCCAGCTTTGGCCAATATCGCGCACGAACTTGAAAAAATAACAGATTATAGTTTGTTAGAATTAATGGCAGCGGTTGCAAATGCTACCATTGCAAATGTTGTTGTTCCTTCAGAAAATTCACCGGCCACGAATCCACTTCCTTCAAATACTTTTACGCCACCGAGCCTGATTAAAAAATGCAACTGGGTATGAGGCTAATAGCGCGACTAATTACGACGCTGGATATACAAATATAGGAAAAAACATTCTGAGCAATTCCGGCGGCTTGATGGTTAGCTCCTTAAATGCTGGTGAAGATTTAAAGTCTTATGACACAAAACGCCCCAATGTAAATTTTTCCGCTTTCGTTGATAGTATTACAACCTATCTTTCATCTTCCTTGTCAATTCCGATAGAAATTTTAAAAATGCAATTCGGCAATAATTTTTCAGCGTCGAGAGGAAGCTTGAAATTATTTTGGCAGTCAATCCAGGTATGGCGAGATGAGATTATATCTGATTTTAGGCGACCTATTCACAGTGCATGGTTACTCGGAGAAGTTGCAACGGGAAACTTAATTTTGGCTGGGTTCGACAATCCACAGTTGCGGCCAGCTTGGGAAAAAGCTAATTTTATTGGCATTCCCTCCCCATCCATCGACCCTTTCAAGGAAGCGCGGGCAGCGGGAGAGCGCAACAAACACGGGTTTACGACGATTGAGCAGGAACAACAACGGGCAGGAAATCGGGCTGGATTTGATTCGACAATACAGCGACTGACAAGAGAAAATGAGCAACTTGCAGCGGCGCGGGAGCCTTTAACGATACAAAACGAGCTAAAAGAGGCAGCATGAAAACAATAATAATTGAAGATGTAATAGGCTGGGATGTAACAGCACAGGATATTAGAGAACAATTAAAAGGCGTAGAAAACGAAGAAATACAAGTGAATATTGCCAGTCCTGGGGGCTTAATTTCGGAGGGGCTTAATATTTATAACCTATTAAGAAATCATAAAGGCACAGTAAACACACATTTGACCGGTGTCGTCGCGAGTATGGCAACTTACATCGCCATGGTGGGCGAGAAAAGAACGGCAGAAGAAAACGCGGTTTTTATGATCCATAACGGCTCCGCTTTTGCAATAGGCGACCACCGGCAAATGTTCAAAGTTGGGAACCACTTGCAAGCTTTAAGCAATATAATTGCAAAAGAATATACAGCCAAAACGGATATGGATATTGAAGATATTCAAGCGGCCATGGATGATGAAACATATTTTTACGGTGACGAAATACAAAAAGCTGGTTTTGTACACGAGATGACTGGAAGCGATGCGGGACCTGACCCAACAGATTTAAACAAAGATGAGATGTTAGCCTTTGCACAATTGGCAGTACAAGAATGTAGCGACAAAATAAATAAACCGGATATCATAAAAAAAGATATGGCCGCGCTTGCAACAATGCTGCATGTCGAGCCTAAACAAGAAAAAATAATTAAAGATAAAATAAAAATGGAGGAAAAAGTTATGGATTACAAAGAGTTACAAGAAAAACATCCTGATATTTTCAACAAAATAATGGATGAAGGCGTTGAGGAAGGGATTACAGTCGAGCGCACAAGAGTAAAGGAATTGACTGATTTGAGGGCGAAGTTTTCACAGGCGCATTCTCAAAAAGTGATTGATACCGGAATCACTGAGGGCGAAGATCTAACAAAAGTATCTGTAAATCTGATGGCAGCGGAACAAGCAGCAAAAGAGCTTGAAAAAGAGAAGGCAAGTTCCGAGAAAATCAAGGCCGATCCTGAAAACAAGAAAGTTGTGCAAATGAAAGACGGGATAATGGAAACCGATGAGCATATTGACGAAACCAGCAAAGAAATTGCCGCGATGCTTGGCATATCTGCTTAACAATAAAAAAGGAGTATAAAAAATGGCTTTACAAGATAGAAATAATTTGATTAGCGAGCCTTTTGTGATGAGCGGTGACGCGGAAGTTGTCGACGGAATCACAATAGAGGCAAGTCAAGGAGCAATCACTACAGGCGCGGTTCTTGGCGAAGTAACAGCCGATCCTGGTGTTTATAAATTGTGCGTGAGTACGGCGACTGATGGAAGTCAGCTCCCTGTTTTACTGCTTGCAACTGCTGATGTTGCTAATAGTGCGTCACAACAGGCGGGAATGAGTGCATATCGTTTCGGTCTTTTTAACGAAGACGCGCTTGATTTTGGAAGTACGACAACTCTGGATTCAAGAATCGTATTGCAGACAAATTTTAGCATTACGCTTAGAACTGCGTTGAGATATGCGGGTATTAGATTAGTATCTGCTTCCAGTTTAACCGGATATGAAAATACATAATAGAAAAAGTTAGGAGGAAAAACAAATGGCGACAATTAGCGCTTTAGAAAAGTACACAAGATTTATGGCTCCGGCTTTTTCGGACGTTGAAACTCTTCCGGTGTCTACACTGTTTCAAACACTTTTTACCACAGGGCACAAAATAATTGACCCCGACGCAGCAAGCGTGGATATTGACATTCAAAGGGGTACAACCACAAAATCGGCGTATATTGCAAGAGGCTCCGATGCAAATAATATTGCAGTTAATAGGGCTTTGCTTGAGAAATATACAAGCGTAAATAGGGCGTATCCGATGATCGAAGAAATCACGCCTATCACTTCCGAAATGATAGCGAAAAGACTGCCCGGTGAATCTGTCTCTAAGCCACTTTCAGCGCAAAAAAAGCAATCTTTTCTGGCAATGAAAGCACATAAAGAGCATATCAAAAAGATCATTCGTGAAATGGAGTACTCTGCTGCTGAAAGTATGCGAACTGGCGCACAGACTGTAGCGGAAGGGGCCTATGATTTTTATAGAAACTCTACGCATAACAGAGCGGCGGCAACGGTTTGGAGCGATTCAGCCAATGCGGTTCCTATTACAGATTTGACAACGGATGCACAGTTGATTTTTCGCGATAGCGGCAGGATGGCAACAGATGTGATTTTCGGGCAAGGTTCTTGGACTGAATTTATGGCAACTGCCCAGATTTTAGCTCTTGCAGACAAAAGACGAATGGTTCAATTTGTTGTTGACATGAACATCAAATCTCTTCCTGGCTACGAGGCATGGACAGCGGCAGGCGGCATTTTTATGGGGCAAATTCAAGCAGGAACTTATAATTTAAATCTGTGGGTTTATCCCGCTGTTTATGATGCTGCGGGAACGGATACTCTATATTTGCCTGATGGAGAAATCATTGTTTTAGCAAAAGACGCAAGGTGCGATAGGTATTATGGCCCCAAAGATCGCCTTGAAATTGATCAGAGTCTTGTCAAAAAAATGTTTGGAATTGGCGACGTGAGCGGGACTCCGGCAGCGGTGCAAAACTCCGGTATTTTTAGTTCTGACATGTTTCATTTCGACGTATACGCACAGGGTAACAATAAAGCCTTAAATATTAGAACCCAGGCAGCACCCATTTTCGTACCGGTTGAGGCTGATGCTTTTGTCAAAATGACTACGTAAATTTTCATCAAGTCCGGTCTGCTTAGCGGGCTGGGCTTAATATAAGGAAAATAAAAATGTCTTACAAATGGATATCAAAAGACGTGTGTTATACCTTTCAAGGAAAAAGAAATTTTTTCGCTGGCGATCCCATCCCTGATGCAGTCATAAAAAGCATGGGCGAAGAGACAGAAAAAGAATATATTGCAGACGGAAAACTTGAAAAAGTAAAACCTGAGAAGGCCGCAAAGCCAGCAAAACCAGCTAAAAAAAGTGAAAAAGATTAATGAGCTTGATAACAAGAAGCGAGGAATTTCTTGCTACTTCTTTAGAAAACCCGCTTTTTTTTGGGTGGCCGGTTACGATTACAAATCTGCTTAATCAGTCTCAAACGCTTTATGGGCAAACTAGACACATAAATATGCTGATTGATTTTGACACTGGTTCTGATGTGCAGCAAGAGCAAGCAAGCGTGACTTTACGCCTTGCAAGCATTACGATAGGCGAGCCTAAAAAAGATTGGCTGGTTGCGATAACTGACACGGCTGGAACGGCTTATAGTTGCTACGTTGTCGAGCCTATGCCTGATAGGACACTTGGAACAATCGTCTTAAAACTTGGGCTGGTGGGTTCTTAATGTTGCCTTTAATCACCACAAACATGTATTTTGATACAGTGCTGAAAGCAATAGAAAGCACATTAAAAACAGAATCTGCAAATCAGATAACCTTGACCGGAACTGGCTGGAAGACAGTAAGAGAGCGACTTGACCCATGGAATATTGAAACAGATGAGTTCAATCCTGGTGTCGTAAATGTTGCGTGGTCTGCTTCAAATTTTCCTGAAGGCGAGGGAAACAGTTTTGATCAAACAAGTATTACGACATATGACGTTGACTGTTACGCGTCTGAAAAAGGCTTGAATACTTCCGGCGTAATAACCCCAAAGGATCAACGGGCGGCCGATGTGCTGCATGCTTTAATTACGCGGGTTTATTATACGCTAATGAGTCCGATTTATTACGATTTAGGTTTGACGGCTGGAACGATTGAAAAACCTTGGGTCGCAAGCGTAAACAAATTTATTCCAATGGAAACAAATATATCTTTAGAAGGTGTATTGGCTGCAAGATTAAGCTATAAAATAAAATTCAAGGAAACTCCGCCTTGCGCGACAGGGGTTGCCTTAACAAGCGTAAATATTGAATCGAATAATACAGATCTGGAACAAGTAGATCCTTTAATTCAGATTGTTACAACAACTTAATAGAAGGAGGTCATGAAATGGCTGTTACTTCGGATGCAGTACCGAGCGGCGCGGTTGCTTCGGTATTCGGCAATGAATTTAATTATGTAAATTTACGAGAAGGGGTTGCGGGCTTGCCACAAAGAATAGCGATTTTAGCCACGTATGACCCTACAAAAACTACAATTACGGCAAATGAACCATTACGATTTTTTTCTGATGTGGATGTTGGCGAGGCTTTGGGCTTTGGCTTCCCGGCTCATTTAGCAGCAAGGCAAACCTTGAGAAAATCCGGTGTTGTGCCTGTTTTTATTTTTCCAATCGCTGAAACTGGTGTTGTGGCGGCTGGTTCAATACTTTTTTCTGTTACGGCTACGAGTTCTGGAACATTAAGCCTGTATATTGCCGGACAGCTTGTACGCGTTTCTGTGCCGGTTACAACTACCCCGGCAGATGTTGCAACCTTGGTTGCGGCGGCGATTACGGCAGATGTTAATCTTCCAGTTACGGGCGTGGTTGATGGCTCTACAGCGGAAAAGGTTAATATTACGAGTAAATACAAAGGGTTGATTGGTAACGATATTGATATATCTATTAATATCATACAGCAAGAAAAAGATAATACGCCTGGTGGGGTTACGGCTGTTATTACGGACATGTCGAGCGGTACGACTACACCAGTCTTGGACACCGCCCTGAATAATTTCGGTGATGATTGGTATACATATGTCGTAAATACCTTCGGAACGGATACCACAGCCATGGGCGAATTTGACGTTTTTAATGAAGATGAGCGATGGAATACGTTAATTAATAAGCCTTTTCGCGCTTTTTATGGATCAACTGACAGCTTTTCTGCAATAACGACAATTACGGATGCGAGAAAGCTAGACCGTACAAACGGCGTTATTCATTCTCCCGCTGCTTATTGCTTGCCTTTAGAGCTTGCGGCCTTGGCGGTTGGGCAGATGGCGGCGAGGAACCAAAACGACCCAGCGCAACCATACACGGGCTTGAGGCTTGACGGCTTAATCCCGGCAGCAGCGACAAGTCAATTGACTTACACCCAGCGCGATGCAGCGGAAAAATTAGGAACTGGCACGACAATCCTTGAAGATGGAATAATCAAACTTGAAGATATAGTAATGCACTATCACAGAACAGGCGAAGAACCACCGGCCTACCGTTATTCTGTAGATATCGCGAAATTGTGCGAATGGCTTTATAATGTTGCGCTTGTGTTCAAGTCCGATGACTGGCGTGGAAAAATTCTGGTTGCGGATACTGATATAATCAGCAATCCCAATGCACGAAGACCTTTAGACGCAAAAGCGGCAATATTTAAGCTTGCGGATGCCTTTAGTGAAGCGGCAATAATCACAAAACCGGAAACCACAAAAGCAAATACGACAGCGGGAATTGATGGCAGCAATCCGAACAGGATTAATATTGTCACATTGCTTGTGTTATCAGGTGCGACAAGAATAATCAGTTTGACAACAAATTTTGGCTTTAACTTCGGCGCGTTATCCGAATAGGAGGATAGAAAATGGCGGCATATGGTGCAATGAGGAATATGACTATCGGCGGTCGAGGCTTTAAGGTCTCGCATGACGGCAGTGGAAGCAAGCAGATAGGCGGAAGCAGCAACGAGTTGCAAATGAACGGTGACGGCTCCTTCCGTACGATAAGAAGCGTCGTTCCTGGTTCAATCTCTGATGTGAATGTTGAGCTTAATGACAGCAATGGCGATCTTGAATATTTGCAAGGGCTTGCGACGGATGGAACTGAAACCGTTGTTGTTGCTACCTATGCAAGCAATATAAGTTATACGGGAAGCCTTGTCATAATCGGAGAAGTCCAAAAAGATGAAATGACAGGACTTGCAACTTTATCTTTTCAAGGGTCGCAATTAACTAAAATGTAGGGGGCTATATGACTGAAAAAGTAAGCAAAGATGTAGCCGAGGAAATGCTAAAAAATATTTTAGACGAACTGTCTATAAATGAAGCTTTTACAGGCGATGACGAACAGAGCAAAAAGAAGCTTATAAATGCTATAATGGCTGGTAGGCTTGAGTTTGTTGATGGTGTTTTTAAGCAAACTTTAATGTCACCGGTCGTAATGGGTGAAAAAAAAATTACTGAAATAGAGATTTATGAGCCTGATGGCACACAACTAAGAGAGGCTTCTACAGTAAAGGGCAGTGATGATATCGGTAAATCCATGGCGATTTTAGGGGCTGTTACTGGTTTGGGTCTTCCGGTTATGAACAAGCTCAAAACTCGCGATTTAATGCTCGGTGTCGGTGTAATGTCCCTTTTTTTATAAAGTTTGGGGAGGCTGGCGGCTTAAATATCTTTTACGCTATTGCGGCCAGGTTCCCAGGAATTGGCAACCCACTTTCCCTGAAACTATCGGAAATTCTTTTCTGGTATGAGGGGCATAAAAAAATGAAAATAGAAGAGGAAAACGCGGCGCGTAATGGCTCTTAACTTCTCAGTTTTTAACAAATTCAATGCGGTGGACGGTGTCACGGCTCCCATTAAAAAAATGGAAAAGTCTGTTGGCAAGTTCGGTAAAACTACCACCCGCGAGTTCAAGAAAGCTGATAAGGCGGCGACTGGCCTTAGTAAGCGATTAAAAACCATGGGCGGGCTTGCGGCTGGTGCTGTTTCAATTGGGGCTATAACTGCGGGCTTAGCTGATGTTGTCAAGACTGGGGCGGAGTTTGAACAGACTTTAGTCAATGCGGCTGCGAAATTTGGCGGTCTTGCTAAAAAAGGTACAGAGGCTTTTAATGCCTTGGAAAATGCGGCGGCGAAGGCTGGGAAAAGCACAGAATTTTCTTCAATACAAGCGGCTGAAGGCTTGAATTATTTAGCCATGGCCGGTTTTGATGTAAAACAGAGCATAGCAGCATTACCGGGTGTGATAGATTTAGCTACAGCCGCACAGATTGATTTGAGTCAGGCGTCTGACATGGCAACTGATACGCTAGGATCCTTTGGTTTAGCTGTTAAGGATTCGATACAACTTCAAAAAAATCTTGCCCGTGTAACTGATGTGATGGCCAAAACTACCACGTCGGCAAACGTAGACATAGAACAGCTTTTTGAAACTTTTACAGAGGCTGGGCCGGTTGGTGTAGGCTTGGGCGCGTCTATTGAAACGGTTGCGGCTATGGCTGGCATACTTGGAAATGCAGGCAAAAAAGGAAGCGACGCGGGAACAACTTTAAAAAATGTTTTTATTAAATTGGCGGCTCCCACGGCGGAAGCATCAAAACAGCTTGAAAGATTTGGCGTTCAATTAACAGATAAATCTGGAAACTTTAGAGACGTATTTGACATATTAGAGGATTTGAACAAAAGTATTGTGGGGCTTGGAAGTGCTGAAAAAGCGGCGGTTTTGAATGATATTTTCGGCAAGATTCCAATTGCAGGCGTAAATATTTTGATGGGTGTAGGCGCGGAAAAGCTTAGAGCATATAGAAAAGAGTTAGAAAGCGCAACAGGCGCGTCGAAAACGATGGCCGAAATGATGCGCGATACACTTGGAAACAGATTTAAAATATTCTCAAGTACGCTGGAAGGCTTAAAAATAACAGTTTTTAAATTAATTGCAAACAATGTTGGAAACATAACGGAAAACTTGACGGCTTTAATGAAAAAAACTGATGAATGGTTACAGCAAAACAAATCAACTGTGGGTGCTGTTTTAGGCACAATCGGCGGCGCGTTTAAGGTTGTTGGAAATTCTATTGCTTTTGTCGTTGAAAATTTGACATGGTTATTCAATACGATACCAGCGGTCAAGGTGCTTTTGGGGCTTTTTGTTGGCTATAAGGTGGCTATGCTGGCGTTTAATGCTGTACTTGCGATTACTAATGTGCTGATGAAAGCAAATCCATTAGGGCTATTTATAACAGGGATTACGCTTGTTATTTTAGGAATCCGGCAAATAATAAAACACTGGGATAAAGTCCTTGCAGGATTCAGAAAAGTAAAAAATTTCATGGGTGGCGCGGTGTCTGGCATTAAAAGTATGTTCGGTTTTGGCGATGCTGAAGTTAAAGCAACAGCCGCACCGGTGGCGATGAGTCCACAGTCTGGCATGATTAGCACGATGAACCAAACAATCAATAAAAATTCTCAGGTCGATGTTAATTTTAAAAATACTCCGGCTGGCACACAGATAAAAGAAGCGGGTGATGCAAAAGGCTTTAATCTTAACGTGGGTTTTGCGGGGGCTGGGGCTTAATGTCTTTTTTAGATTCTTTAAAAAAAGGTGTATATACATCGTCTACAGGGGGCACAGTACCCTTTTCTTTTGTAGATCTTAGCAGAAAAATAACGCATCGAGTTGGAAGCTTTAGTTTTTCCGGTGTGGATGGCACTCTACACCAAGACGCGGGCACGAGCGGCGCTATATACCCCATGGCGTTATATTTTTACGGGGCGATGTACCAAGCCCAGGCAGATCTTTTTATTAAACTTGCTAATGATCCGGGGCCGGGAACGTTAATGCACCCGCGGTGGGGCTTAAAACGTGTTCAACTTCTTTCTGCTACTCAGTCGGAAAACCTGGCAACAGAAGCCGGTCAATCTGTCATTAATGTAGAATTTCAAGAAACATTAGAACGAGAATTTCCTTCCCTTAGCCTTGCATCAAAGGCGGCTGTAGCGGCTTTGGCTGTTATTGCAAAAGTTCAAGCGGTAGCAAATTTCGTAGAACAGGTACAAACGGCGGGAGCGCAAAGCAAACTGGCACTAGAAAAAGGCTTTTTGGCTGGTGCAAATCAGGTTAATCTTTTGTCAGGGATCGTTTCAAATAATCAAGATCTGGCGGTAGAATTTAAGACAAGCATAAATAATATTATCAATAATGCGGCGGATATGGTCGAGGCTCCGTCTTTATTCGCGGACAGTATAACAAGTGCGATCAGCGTTATAGCAAGCGTGCCGGGGCGAATTTCGACAAAGTTGCAGGGCATGACGAACGTATTTGAAACAATACAACTCCATGAAACATTAGAACCGAATTTAACGACAAAAAATAATGTCTTGATTGATGAAATTATCGGAACTTCCGCGATTGTTGCGATATCTGAAAGCATTAATAATAACCTTGCGAATGTTGCTACAATATCGAGAAATCAAGCAGGCAAGGCAAATATCACGGTTCCTGGTGTTGAAGAAGGCTTCCAAACGCGGGAAGAAGTTTTGGCGGCTGTTAATTATATAAAAACTCAATCGGACAACTTGATAAGCTTCCTTGATAGCAGTCAACTTGTTTTTGAAAATAATATTTTATCTGAATCTTACATTCAGAGCGTGCAAAGCTATGCCCCAGCTTGGCAAGTGGCCGGAACGGTTATCAAGTCCGCGCTTGATGTATCCTTTTCCTTGCCTGTAAAGAGATCTGAAATTTTAGAGGCTCCTGGAAATATCTTGGATTTATGCTATAAATTTTACGGCACGATTGACGATAACGCGCTTGATTATTTTATTTTAACCAATAATTTAACCGGTAGTGAAATCGTGGAAATTCCAAGAGGGAAGGCGGTTATCTATTATGAATAACGTAACAATAATAATAGACGGCCAGCAAATAGAGCAATTTTTTAATGAATCCGTCCTGCTTTCAATAGATCAGGTCGGCGCGGGCTTTTCTTTATCCTGTCCTTTTTTCCCTGAAACACAGGAATATAGAGATATATTCAAGCCTTTTCAATATCAAGGTTTTGAGTTGTCGATAAATGACGAGTTAAAAATTACAGGTGTCGTTGAGAATATCGTTCCGGCTTTAACGGATACAACTAAAATTGTTACAATTCAAGGTAGAAGCAAAACTGGCGTTATTGTCGATTGTACTTTTACAAAAGAGGAACAAAAGGAATTTAAACAGGCAACATTGCAAGAAATAGCTGATATTGTTGTCTTACCACACAGCCTTGAAACTGAATTTCCCGATGGAGCGGGTGCAATATTTGAGCAAGCCGCGCCCGATTCTCCAATGTCAAACAAGTTCGACTTTTTGCAAAATTTAGCACGACAACGGAAGCTATTAATGAGTCAAACGCCTGGAGGAAAACTGCTTTTTAGAAAGGCAAAAACAACCGGCTCCCCAGTCGCGGAACTGGTGGAGGGGCAACAAGGCTTGATTTTATCCGATGCGGAATATGATAGTACTGTCAGGTTCTCATCTTACGAGGGATACGGGCAAGAATACGGCAAAACGGATAATTACGCAAAGCTTGAAGACAGCAATATAAATGTTGTGAGAACGACGGCAATACAAGCAAACGACACAAATCAAGGCAACATCGAAGACGCGGTTAAGTGGGCGATTGGTGCAGATATGGCGGCATCTTTTAGCATTCCCCTGGGCTTTGAAAGCTGGACGCGGCCCGATGGCCAACTATGGGCAGAAAACGAATTGATAACGCTGAAGGCCCCTTCCTTGATGATTTACGAGCCTAAAACATTATTAATAAAATCGGTTCGATTTAACGGCGGCGATACTCAAAAAACAGTTGATTTTGAGTTGACTATACCGGAAGCGTACACTGGGGAGATCCCAACGGATTTATAATGGGCGTAATAGGAAAAAATATTAAGGCTTTTATAAGTGGCTTAACTGGCGAAGCTGAAAAGCAAGCACAATTCACAAGCGTGGAAGAATTTGCAGGAGATCAGAGAACTTTGCAGGTTTTTGGGCCCGCGAATGAAGATTTTGCCTTGCCGGAAGGCTGTAAAACCTTTGACGTAAAATTAGGCAGGGGCAAGGGCTATTTGATAGCAATTGCCTATCATAATCAAAAGATTACACCGGTTGCGATAGCTGGCGAACGTAGGCTATATAGCACAAATGCAGAAGGCGACACGGTAAAAGCTGAAACTTTTCTGAAACAAAACGGTGATATTTTAACAGACAATGATATTGTAAGGTTCTTAATAGAGGCTGGTGGGGACGTTTATTTAGATAATGACAAGGTTTTTGTTGTTCTGAATAATTCTGGTGCTATATCGGTTAATAATGACGCTTGTTTTGTAACGCTTGAAAATGCTGGTGATATAAGAATTAGAAACGGGAAAGCAGATGTTTTCCTGGAAAAAACCGGCAACATTTTAATTGATAATGATTCTGCGTCTATTTCTGCCACAAATGATGGCGATGTAACTATAAATAATAGCAAAGCGACTGCCACCCTGGATAAAACCGGAGATATTTCTTTAGAAAATGATAATTCTGAAATCTCTGCTACAAATGCTGGAGCGGTGGCTGTTAATAGCGCGGTGGGTGTAGATGTGACAAGTCCGGTTGCAAATGTAACAGCAAGCACAAGCGCGAATGTGTCGGCTCCGGCTGTTGGTGTAACGGGGGCGACGACAATAACAGGCGCAACAACAATAACAGGCGCAACAAACATTATAGGCGCGTTGACAGTGAGCGGCATTTTGACTGCAAACGGAGCGATAGCGGGTGGCGAAATTGGAGGTTCTAAAATAAATGCGACCGAAACGGTAACGGTAAATGGCGTTGATGTAGAGGGCCATGTGCACGAACAAACAGAAGATGAAAACGGAGATGTTGAAAGCCGCACAACCTACATGATAGCGGTTCCGGTTCCAAAGCTTTATGAGGTTTTGAATAAATATAGTGAGGGCGACCATTGCTATGATTCATCTGGCGATATTTATAAGTCAGATGTATCTAACAATTTAGGAAACACCCCAGCTAGCAGCCCGTCCGAGTGGACGAAAAAAGATTATAGCAGTTTAGATACGTATGACAAAAATGATTATGTATTATACACAGATGATACAATTTATAAGAGCTTGTGGCCTGAAAACACTGGTAATACACCGGCTTATAATTCTGAATGGTGGAAGCCTGGGGAACATGACGATGCAAACACATATCCTATAAATGTGTATGTTTCGGTCGGGCTTGATGTTTATAAAAGTCTTTCTTCGGGCAATTTAGACAAGTATCCGCCGGATTATATCGGGACATGGTGGGAGCTAAAAACATGAATTTAGACCAATTTGAAGGCGATATAGCTTTAATCCTGGGCGCGGACGGTGGAAATATCCAATATATTGGAGGTCAACCGGCCATGGATGCTGGCGGTCTTGAAAATGCTGTTACTATCTCACTATTTACAAAAAAAGGATGGTGGGGAAATGCGCTTTTTAACGAAATTGACAAGCAAATCGGATCGGACTTTGAGATAAAAGTTAGGCCAAAAGCGGTTACAACTGCATATTTGCGAGATATCGAAGAGGCTGGAAAAGATGCCTTACAATGGATGCTTAAAAATCTTGCAAATGAGATAGAAATAGTTGCAACTTGGCCGGAATTGGATACAGTTTATTATAATATTTTAATTACGAAGCAGGACGGAGAAAAACTGCAATTACGATATGAATTGAATTGGGAAGCGGGCTTCTTGAAACCTGTTTTAGCTAATATAAGATAGAGGAAAATATGCCATTACCTGATATTCCGACAACTGAAGAAATATATAACCGTATTATAAACGATATCGAGACAAAACTAAATCAAACGACACCATTATTGCCCAAAGCTTTTAATGTAGTGCTTGCATTGTCTGTAGCCGGTGCCTTTACGATTTTATATAAAATTTTTCAATGGGGCGTGAAACAAATTTTTACAATTACGCAAGATGAAGATAGTTTAAGTCTAAAGGGCGAGCAATACGGAATTGCAAAGAAGACAGCGCAAGCGGCAGTGTTGACGGCTACTTTTACGGGTGTGAATGGTACACTAATAGATCAGGGGAAGCAGTTCAGAGGCAACTCAAACGGGCTACTATACAGCCTTGACGCGGCGACACAAATAATTACGGGTGGCAGTATTACGGCAACTGTAAATTGTTTGACGCTTGGCGATACTGGAAACCTTGTAAACGATTCTATAATAACGATATTAGAGCCTATCGCGGATCTTGATAATCAGGCGACGATATCGGCAACGGTTACGGAAGGTGAAGAGGCTGAAACGATTGACGCGTATAGGCCGCGAATCCAAGAGCGGGAGCAAAGGCCACCCCAGGGCGGTTCCTTGTCTGACTATATTTTGTGGGGCAATGAGGTGGAGGGAATAACTCGCACATTTGCATGGGGACATAGGGAGATTTTAGACCTTACTCCTGGGTATGTCTGGGTTTTTCCTTTGCAAGATGATGATTCTGTTACACGTATTCCATCCCAGGCAAAACTTGACGAAGTTTTAGCGTATATAAATGATCCTTCTCGCGCTCCCCTACAGGTTGTGAGAATATACGTTTTAGCAATGACAGAAGTTACTTTTAATGTAACAGTTACGAATTTAGAGCCGGATACAACCGAGATCAGGGAACGTTTTGCAGAAAACATTGCAACATATTTACTTGAACGAGAGCCGGAACAATTTATAGACACATTAGACCCTAAAAACGTAATTTCAAGGGCGGGTGTCGAGGCGATTTACATTGATTCTGGCGCGCAGTCTGTGACTTTAACTATAGACGCTGGCGCGGGAACGATTGAGGATTACACTTTAGAATATAACGAACTTGCGAAACTGGGCACGATAACATGATTATAGATCTTGCAAAATTATTTCCAACCGGTTTGGCATGGGCTGGAAAAGTCAGAGATGATTTGAAATTGTTTCTTGAGGCTTTATCTGAAGAACCGAAACGGCTGCAAGGCTTTATGGAGGCGATAGTAAGAGAGGCGAATCCTGGAACGGCGACGGATACACAGGAAGAATGGTATCAGCTTTACGGAATACGGTTCAATGATCAAAAATCTATAATGGAACAGCAAGCGGAAACGCTTGGATGGTTCGTGGCTCTAGGTAGGCAAGACATAACATACTTGCAAGATAGAGTTATTAAAGCAGGTTTTACGGATATTGTTATACAAGAAATTGACGAGGGTGATTCAGTAACAAATGAGTGCGGCGGGGCTGAGTGTGGAACTGCGGAGTGCATAGCAGATGGATTTTATTTGTCTGAATGTGGCATTTCGGAGTGCGGAAATTCGGAATGTATGGATAGTAGGGTTGTTTATGACACAACTTGGATGTTTTTTTATGGTGTTCTGGGCGAAGTGGCGAATGATAGCGAATTACTACGATTAAAAGATTTATTACAAAAGTTAGCCCCGGCGCATTTAACGCCCATCTACGCTATAGACAGTAGCGACAACGTGTGCGGAATTGCGGAATGTGGTCTTTCGGTATGCGATTAAAAAAGGAGATTTAACAAATGTTTAAAACAAATGCTTTAGATAGTGTTGCTAACGCTTATGTTGATAGAGCCGGCGTGACGCCTGGTACAAGAATAGAAGCGAATGACCAAAACATCAAACAACAAGAACTTGTTAATTCGGTGGAAAGTTCTGGTCAAACGCTTGACGCTTCTGGTGTTTTTACTAATAATGTTCAACTTGCAAGAGCTATGGCGATTTATGGGGCAGGTGGTGCGGCGTATCACATTGACACGGGTGTTGCTAATTCCTATGTCTTAAATCCTGTGTCGGCTAAAGAGGCAGTCCCGGCTTATTATGACGGATTTACGCTTGACTTTATTCCGAGCGTGACAAATACGACTGCATCGACTGCAAATATTAACGGAATTGGTTCTGTTGCGATAACACTTTCAGACAGTTCTGCGCTGGTCGGCGGCGAAATTCAAGCGGGCTTAATGACAAAAATAATGTATAAAAGCTCTGCGGCAAGATTTTTCCTGATCCCTACAAAAATAATTTTGAATATAGAGGAAAAAACCACTTCTGGGAATTACGCAAAGCCGGCAAATTTAATTTTTGCTATTGTTGAAATTTGTGGGGGTGGTGGTGGAAGCGGCGGTTGTCCCTCAACTTCTTCCAATCAAATATCTTATTCTTTTGGTGGTGGCGGCGGCGGGCATACGATGAAAGTATATGCAAACGCTGATTTGTCGGCATCGGAGGCATATGTTATTGGCGCGGCGGGTGCGGCGGGAAGTTCTGGCTTGAATGATGGCGGCGACGGAGGAACAACCACATTTAAAGGCTTGACGGCTTCAGGTGGAATTGGCGGTGATTCTTTCGCGGCAACGGCGACCTTTTACGAAAACAGCGGTGCGGATGGCGGTGTAGGCTCTGGCGGCGATATTGATAGGGTTGGCGAAGGGTCGGGGACTGTATCGGGGTGTGGTGGGTGGTCTTCTGCATTACGATACTCGCATTCAAACGGTGGGTCGTCTCAATTAGGAACGGGCGGAAAAGCAAGATTAAACAATGCAAATGCTGGGACTGGGTATGGTGCTGGCGCGGCTGGTTTTTCAAATGATTTTAGTGAATCGGCGGCAGCGGGGGCAGCAGGGACGGCTGGTGTATGTATAATTACTGAATTTTTAGGTGTATAAAAAGGAGTGGAGATGGAATTTATAATACATAATAATAAAAGGGTATTAAATAGAACGAGAGGCGCTATTACACCGGGGCCGGGAAAATTTTGTGTTGAGGCGGTTACCCCTTGGGATGGGAAAATTGGGGAGCTGGTTGACCCTGAAGCCGGGGTTATCCCCGATCCTGTTCGTCCTGATAATTTCCACAAATTTAATAAACAAACACGGAAATGGACGATTACACAAAAAGAGCAGGAAAAAAAGACAAAATACGAAGCGAGAAAAAGACGCAACAAAGAATTTGATGATGATAAAAAGGAATCGGGCATTCAAAATCGGAGCTTGGCACAGGTTAAAAAATGGATCACGGATCAGCTACTTCCGGCCAAAACAGCAGCGGCCAATGTTGAAGATGTAAACACAAAGACAGCCTTAAATGAAATCTTAAAGGCAATAGGAACGATTGAAAGAAAACAGGCCCCTTTCTTTTTAGAGTAAAGCAAAATAAATATGACAAATATAAATACAAAAAAGAAAATGCTTGACGTGGTTGACGATTTTAAGCCGCGTCAAACTTCTGTTATCGTGTGTGCCTTGGTCTGTATAGTTTTCCTCGCGGGCGCGTGTGCGTGTGTAACGGTTAAATTTGATATTAATCTTGCAAAAGATGTGTTTTCGGATTTTATTCAATTGTGCGGTATGGTCGTGGGTGGGATTGTTGGGATAGCTATCCCAGGAGCCAAGAGATCCGCTAAAACAAAGGCACCACAACGACAAGCCCCATAGAGCGACGAGAGACCACTTTTTTAAAAATTTCAGGGTAAACTATATGTAAAATTTGGCAAAAAATAAAAGTTGACATAAATCTTGCCAGGAAAGCGGGACGGATGACAACTGATAAACTCACTACCGCTATGCTTATGGCTTTTCTTGGTGGTGGTATTGTATTAATATTTAAATTTGTTTTTGAATATCTTAAAAAGCCAAGTAAAATTGAGGAATTTTTACAAAATAATAACGGTGAGACTTCGAGACGTGTTGAGGCGATCGAAAACGCTTTTAATGAGCTTGCAAAAAATAATCTTGAAATGAAGACACAGCTTGCCGGATCTACAGCAACATTGACGGAAAAATGCAAACACTTAGAAGATGAACTATCTCAAAAACATAGTCATTTTTACGCGATGCAGGCGGAAGTTGCGAGCATGAAAGCACAGCTTGAGAACATGAAACGATGATACTATGAATGAAAATTTTAACGCAGATGGCCGGAATCCATGCGGCTTTTGTTCTGAACATGAACGACACTCAGAAATTGCAGGAGATTACAAGCAAGAAAAAAAGCTTTTTTGGAATGCCATTGAAAGACTTCAAAGTGCCGTGACTACGTTAAGGGCGGAAATGAGCGCGATAAAAAATGAGATTGAAAGCGTAAATAGAAACCTAAAAGATAGGATCGAGACAGAGCGAAACTCAAGAATCGAGGCAATGAAGGTGTTAGTCGTCCGGCAAGACAAGATTTTTGCGTGGACATGTGCTGCCGCCGGTACTTTTTTCGCGGCGTGTTTGGGAATAATTGGAACATTACTTGTAAAGCTATACGGGAAATAAGTGGAAGTAGCTCAATGCAGAGTGCCAACCGCCCAGGTTGGATGTTACTGGCTCAAGTCCGGTCTTCCGCTCTAAAAAACATGAAAAAAATAATAATTATATTTATATTAATAATTGCAAGTGCCGCGAGTGCTGAGAGATATAAGCCTATGCGCGCTCCCTCTATGCAATCCGTATCAATTCCACCCTTGAAAAAAGTTGATCCAATTCCGTCTATTTCTTCGATAAAGCTACTCTGGGAGCCGGCCGGCGGCGTATATTGGATGAGCAACCTAAGCTACTTGAACGGATTAGACACAATCGAACAACTGAAAATCTTATCAAATTTGAGCAAAAGATCTGGGCTTAAATTTAGGCCGGCGGATCAATTTGACATAGCCCGCTTGAAAATATATATAAAAAATGGTTTTAATATATTCAAACTGGGGCTATTTGAACCGGCGGCGACTACAGCCAGCTTGCGCACCCATAAATGGTCTTGGGTTGCACAGTACGTCGTGCGTGACTTTACGCGGCATAGTTGGGACGTGTTCGGCATGGTTCATATTCTGTACAGAGATAACGAAGATACCGAAATTGAAGAATCAAACATGTTGAAATTCATGGTCAACCAGCCTTTCCACTGGTATTCACCAACCCAACTTAGTGAAGCTTCGATGTGGGTTATAATCGAGCCTTAGACTATAAAAACTTCCTTTTTGTTCCTGGGGCTTGCCGCCTCTTTCGCAAAATATTTTACAGTTTTATATACCCACCATGCCCTCAATTTACACATTCCATTCTTAATACACATATCATATAATATTTGATCAGCAACAGACCGAAATTCTATATTTAAAAGACCCTCCCTGATAAGTTGATATAGTGCATCATGCACCAGCGAGGAAATCATAAAGGTTTTGGTGTCAATCGCCGGGCCGCTTGCCCCATCCCAGGCATAACCTTTTTTAATTAAAAGAATAGATCTGTAGTAGTCGCCGGTTTTGCCCCATAGCTGAATGAAATCAGTTGTGCTTGCTTCGTACGTTGTGAAACTGTCAAGCTCAATTTGAAAATCTTCAGCAAGCTGGTACTTATACCCCTTTTTATATTCCATTTTTCATTCCTTTTTTAATAAAGAAAAATCCACACAGGCAAGCAGTAAAAATTAATTGAGTTCCCGCCCAGCAAGCAACCAGTAGATGCAGGGATAAAATTATAGCTGTTTCTTTTATCATTATTTATTCCTTTTTTGGTCAATTGGGTGTGCGCTATTATTTCCTATTGTATCCAAGTGTTGCTTGAAAGGGTCTTCTTGTTCATGCGTGTGTGTGACAACATCCCTTTTACCCTTGTCAAAAAACTCATACAAATTTTTAGATAGCTGGTCAATAATTTCAATGTGCGATACCTTATCATCGATCGCCATGCGTATAATTTCTTCTGCCAGCCACGATCTAAAACTATCTCCCAAAACGTTATCTTTTATTGTTGCTTTTATGTCTATTGCCCTCATGTTACCCCTTTCTAATTCTAATAAGTTAAACAGCCAAAATACAAACACTTAATATTTTTTGTATGCCATTACATCAAAAAATAAATTAAGTGCCGTATCTTGGCCGTGTGTCATTGGTTTTTGAAAAATATTGCAGAAATCAAACTTATTCCGGCCATAATTCCAAAAAACAACAAGATTAATTTATGTAATATTATTTGTGCCACTTGCAAGAATTGTTCCATTTTTATATCTATTCTGTTTCTTCTTCTTCTTCGGGAATTGTAGAGTTTTGATAAACGGTACTTCCATTATCGGCATTAATAGTCACGCTGTCATTTTCCGCGTGTGGATCATCGTCTAAAATTGCCCGGCAACCTGTAGATAAAATCAATGCTGCAATTGTCATCGTTAATACTGTTTTTACTTTTTTCATTGTTTTACTTTCTCCTTGTTTTTTAAATTAAAAAGGTATATCGCTTTGTTTTTCAGGTGCTAATTTATCTCTTGTCGCTTGCGAAATCCCGCTAACATCAACCGCTTGCCTTTGTGATTGAGAATCGCTCCGGCCTTCTAGCATCTGCATATTAGAAGCGATTATCTCGGTCGTGTATCTTTTATTTCCATCTTTATCTTGCCAGTCACGGGTTTGAATTTTTCCTTCGATATAGACCAGTTTTCCTTTTGTCAGATACTCCCCGCAAATCTCAGCAAGTCGCCTGAAAGCCGCGACCCTATGCCATTCTGTTTTTTGCTTTTTTTCGCCAGTGGCCTTGTCTTTCCATTCTTCAGACGTGGCTACGCTAAAATTGCAGACGGCAGAACCGTCCTGGAAATATTTCAATTCTGGATCTTGGCCTAATCTTCCAACAAGGATCGTGCGATTAACTCCGCTCATAAAAACCTTCCTTTCTTATCTCTTATTCTTTTTTTGTAATTAATTTTTGCATGCAATACAGCATGGTCTTTTTTTGTCATCAAGCGAAGATTTTCAAGTCTGTTGTCATCTTTTTTGAAATTTATATGATGAGTACATTCATCGTCGCACAATCTCCGCCCTATTGCTTTTTCAAGGATAACAACATGCTGCGGCCGCCCTTTATTTATCCCTCTTGTTATTTCTATGTATCCGCTAGGCTTTAACGACCACCCTCTTGCATTTTTTGCTCCCTGCCTGCGCTTACCTTTTCTAATATTATCTTTCCACTCTTGAGTAAAAACCCTTTTTTTACCCTTCATGTGAGACAATTTGCCCTTTTTCGCCGCGAGTCTAATTCCCTCTGTGTTTGTTCTTAAAATTCCCTTTTTAAAAAGTCTAAACCTGAGTGTGCTTAATGGTACTCCGGTTATTTTTGACACCTCCGTAATACTATTGCCAGCTTGATATAACTTGTATTCATTCACATGTATACCCCTTTCAATAAAGCTATTATTAAGCAACAACATAACCTTATTGATGGGTAAAGTCAATACCAACAATTATTACCTTATTTACACCAGCCATTATTTTTTCTCCTTGTGCCGCTATTCCAAATCAAACGGCCCTTTAAATATTGTTTTAATTCTGCATCTTCTACCTTTAAGTTTTCGCGGTATTGCCTAAAATCTTCGGTTTCTTTTCTTTTTCTTGCAGCCATTATTTTTTTTCCTTTTTCATTTTTATACCAGTTAAAACAACAGCCCCGTTGCAAACCGGACACCCGCCTTTGCCCCAGGTTCCGTATCGTTCTGACAAGTCTCTTTCCTTTTAAATCTACAATTAAGCCCGAATGTAATTGTAACAAAACCGGCAATCATAAAGAAAAGTAACATACAATAATATTGCCATAATTTATCGCTCATTTTTCTTTTCCTTTTTTGGCTTTAGATCAGGCTCTTTTACAAGTTTTAAATGTCCACAGCTAGAACATTTTTTTAATCCATCTTTTATTTTTTGCATCGGGGCATTACATAAACACATTTCAACCTCCAATCTTTTTGGCTTGCGTCTCAATCGTTCCGTGCAAAATTGTAATATGTGCTTGAGGAAAATCAGGGTGTGAATCCTCAATCATTTTAATATCTTCCGATATCAGGTCTAGATCTTTCCTTTCAGTTGCCTTGTTTATCTCACGGTTAAGTGTGTCAAAAAGCTCAATATTAACATCGTTCATCTCTGTTTTTGGTTTGGCTTTTCCGGACTTCTTAACCTGTTCCGCCATGCCCACCTCTTCTGGTTTGACTTTTTCAGCCGGGTTTTTCTTCTCGATTTTGGGTTTTTTAGGGGGTTCTTTTTCTTTTTTTATCTCGGCTTCTATTTCTGCCGCCATTGCGTTTTGTTCGAGCCTTTCCTTTTCTGTTAATTTTATGGGGTTATAAACAGGGTTGTGGCTTTCAAGCATATCATTGACATCTTTTGCCGGGTCTTCGATTTTATCATATCCGATATCCCTTTGTTCATCGGCGGTCTTCATGCCCATGAGAATTTCGGGTGCGTATAATCTACCAAAAAATGTGGCGGCTCTATATCGCATCATTAATTCCGGCATAGTTTTCCACTTACTCCCATTTTTTTGAAACCAGCCTTCTTTTTTAGCAATTGCGATTGAAACCGGCGGCCCTTCTAACTCGTTGCCCTGGTTATCGGTAGCACAAGCGCGGCAAGTTCTTTCGTCCCCTTCACCTTCAAAATTAAACCTTAAAGGTGAAAATCGGCCACTGGCGTTGATAGCTGCTATAATATAAGTAGCAGACCAAGACGGATTGCCATGCACGATGTATAAATTCTGCATGACGGCAAGTGCACTAGAGCCGGTTCTTCCAGCAATTTCTAATGCAATAAGCGTGTTGGGAATATTGCCCTTAAAATTTTTAGGCACATAATCAGCGGAGGCCATAAGTGTTGCAATCCTCTGTGCATCTTCGAATAAAACCATATTTGTAAAAATAGACCCGCCCTGCTGTCTTATTAGTTGCTTTGCTTTTGCTTCTTCTCTTTCGTCTATAACTGTCAATTCTTTTGTGTCTTCCATTTTTACCCTCCCTTACGCCTATTTAGGCATGTATAAAATTTTAGCCTTTTCACTATATCCGGGCCAGTTGTTTTCTTCCCTGCATTTTTTTAATAGCATTAAATTTTTTATGTATTCTTTGCGGCCAGCTTTTACCATTCCTTTTCTTAGCATCTCATAGCCGCCCTTTTCCACTATTGTATCATCATTACTTGCCATATAGACGGCAGTTAAAAAAGGCGGAGTCTTCTCAACGGCCACGAAAACAAACGTTTTGTACCTGAGTATGTCGAGGTAATAAGCCGCCTGGACGTGATATCTAAGACTAAAGGCAGATCTTTCAAATCCGGCTTGGCTTGCGTCTTTACTGCTTTTTACGTCAACAGCCATTTTTCTTTCACGGATTCTATTATCAGGGCGGCATTTTATTTTAACCCCTGATACCGCCTTGCACGTTGAAAAAACACTTTGTTCAATCTCGCCCCTGATTAATTCCCTTGCAAGGGGGTGCTTCCTAACCGATTCCGCCATAAACCCAATATCTGAAAATTCTGAAGGCTTGAATAATATTTTGCCTTCGTTTTCCTCTGTAAACTCTTTCCATTTTTTTGTGTTTCTGTTTACTTCGGGGCCTATTGCCAAAACACTATCTAATTTTTCAGGTTCCAGTATTGCAGTATGAAAAACAGTCCCGGTGTCAAAGATCTTTTGTTTTTGGGGTGTTATTACCCTTTTATTGTTTCGCTTCCATCGGTAAGTGGCGGGGCTATGTGCAATATGCGCAGTCTGAGAACAAGAAATATGATCCCGTTCTGCGTGATAATCCTGGTTTGACATGTTTTTAATTATTTTCATATTTATCAGCCTCTCTATCAATTTTCTTTATTAACTTTTGCATGTCGAATTGTACCGAGCGCATGAAATCCCTGCCTTTTCTTGAGGACATATCCGGGTAAGATATAAGGCTAATATTAAATGTAAGGATATCTAATTTTGACTTCTCACTTTTTTTTATCATTTTTACCTTTTTCAATGTAAGCAAAATCTTTTATATTATGCCAGTAATACCTGAACGGTTGAAGTTTTCCATTATTTTTTCGTAAATAATCAACATCAAATCCGGCAGTGTCACAGTCCGTCCCGCGCTCAACCTCAACCAATATCAAGCCTTCGTGGAGCGGGTATTTTTTATGATTTAATTTTATATTCATTTTCTCCCCTTTGCTACCCTTTGCTACCCCGTACCGACAACCGGCACGGGGTTCATGTCTTTTCATTTGAAACATACAAATTCTTTTTTTTAAAACATTACCCTTGCGTATAAAAAATCCTTTTCTGTTAGAATTAATAAAAGTTACTTTTCTTGTCGCTTGAGATCTTTTATATTCTATCCATATTCACTTGTCAAGAAATATTTTAAAAAAAATAAAGCTTGACAAGAATATTTGAATATTATATAAGGTCAGAAAATTATTTTAACAAAGGAGGTGAAAATTAATGCAGTTTAATTTGCAATTGTTTAAGGATTTATATTTAGTAAGTAAAAAGTATGAAATAACGTACAGCGAATGGGCAGAAGCAGGAGGCGACAATCTGACCGTTTCAGCGATTACTTATTTATCACACTTGAGTAAAAAGAAAAATAACAAGAGAAATCCCGCAAAGCGCAACCGGCTTGGTCTTGCTAGGTGTTTTGGCTTAGTGGTAGGATTACTCAACTTGAATGTCGAAAGCGAGGAATTGAGTAATATAATCG